CAGATTTATAATGCAACATTTTTATGATGGACAAATAAGACGTTACCTTACTCAAATGATTAGAATGATGAGCGGGTTTTCTTACCAAGACGGCAAAGGACAATTAACAACAGTTCCTATAACGTACGGTGATATTACTAGGCAAGTTGGAAGTATTTTAAGAGACAATTCTGAAAATAAAATTCCTAGTGCGCCAAGAATGGGAATTTATGTTACTGGTTTAGAAATGGACAGAAGTCGTACAAGCGACTCTAGTTATGTTAGTAAAGCACATATTAGAGAAAGAGCATATGACGAAGAAAATAACGAGTACCTAAATACAGATGGTAAAAACTATACTGTTGAACGATTAATGCCTACTCCGTATACGTTATCAGTAAATGTTGATATTTGGACTACAAATACAGAACAAAAGTTACAAATTATGGAACAAGTTCTAATGTTGTTTAATCCAAGTTTAGAAATACAAACTACTGATAATTATCTTGACTGGACCAGTTTAAGTGTTGTTAATTTAGATACCATTTCTTGGAGTTCAAGAAGTATTCCTACAGGAACTGATTCAGAGATTGATGTAGGTTCATTAACTTTTACAACACCAATTTATATTAGTCCACCTACTAAAGTTAAACGTTTAGGTATTGTTACTGATGTTATTAGTAGAGTATTCCAAGGTGGTGAAATTGACGACCTTGATGATGCAGCTAATATTAGTACAAAGATTTATGTTGACGAAAACGGTGATCTGCAAAGAGGAAAAACAGAAGCATATTGGGAAACTACACAAACTAGACTAAGTGTTGGCCCAACTAACTACAAAAATACAAGCCTATTAGTTCTTAATAATTCAATTAAATTAATTGACAAGGGAAATGTTGGCGGCAAATCTTGGCCCGAATTTTTATTAGCATTCCCTCAAAAGTTTGTAGATGGAATTACACAAGTAAGGCTCACTAGAGCAGATATGGCTTTTGATGTTATTGGTTCGCTTGCAATTAATCCACTAGACGAAACAGAAGCTACAGTTTCCTGGGATGAAGATACTATCCCAACAGATTCACTAATAACAAGTGAAGTAGGTGCTAGAAATAAAATTGATTATATTATAGATCCTACAAAATCAAATCCACAATCATTAGGACTATCAGGCAATCCTAGAATATTATTATTAGGCGATATTGGAGATGCCAAAAACAACGACGGCTCTGATGCTTGGAAAAATTCTGACAATACAGACTTTATAGCAAATGCTAATGATATAGTTGAATGGGATGGATCTAAATGGACTATTATATTTGATGCAGACGTTGACCTTAGTGTATACGGTACATTATACACAACAAATTTAAACACCGGAGTGCAATACAAGTTTGATGGTAATGACTGGTTACTTTCGTTCGAAGGCGAATATCCAAACGGCACTTGGAGTTTAAACTTCTAATATAACTACATATATGAACAATCAAATCATATGCAGTGGAGCATTATTATATTCTCTTGATTCTAAAAGGTTCTTGTTTTTGCATCGCGCAAACGGGAAGCACAAAGATGTATGGGGTTTGGTTGGTGGCACTAACGAAGGTATTGAAACACCGTGGGAAGGCCTTAGACGAGAAATTGAAGAAGAAATAGGAAAAGTTGAAATCAAAAAAACTATTCCGTTAGAAACCTTTGTATCTAACGATACTAGATTTAAATTTCATACATATCTTTGTTTAGTCGACAAAGAGTTTATTCCTAAATTAAATTCTGAACACGATGGCTACAGCTGGTGTAGTTTTAGCAAATGGCCAAAGCCGTTACATTTCGGCCTACAAAATACACTAAGCAAAAAAGTAAATCTTACAAAATTAAAAACTGTTTTTGATGTCATAAATTTACTTGACTAATAGTCCAAAAGAAAGTATAATATAAGATATGAAAGTATTAGTTTTAGGTGACGTCATAATTGACAAATATGTGTATGGTACTAGTTCAAGAATTAGTCCCGAAGCGCCTGTGCCTGTTGTAACTTATCAAGAAGAAAAAGAATCACTAGGCGGCGCTGGACTTGTATACAAAAATTTAAAAAGTTTAGGTGTAGACGTTACACTGTTTGAAACAAAACAACCACTTAGTGTAAAGACACGTATTGTTTGTGACGGACATTATATTACACGTATAGATGATGATAGAGATGCAGATTCAAATGCAGTACTAGCAAATGTATTACGTAGTGATTTCTCTGAGTATAACTATGTTATTCTAAGTGATTACGACAAAGGTGTACTAGACAATGCGAAACAAATTATTGCACACATTAACAGTCAAGGACCTAAAGTAATTGTAGATCCAAAACGTTACGCATTCAATTATGAAGGTGCTTGGATAGTTAAACCAAACAACAGTGAATACACTAAGTTTGAGTTTGACGAATGGCAAGGTAATATTATTACTACTGATGCAGGACATACAGTAGATGCTACAATAGACAATGAGCAGTTTAAGATTCCTGTAGAAAATGTCGAAGTATCAGATGTCACTGGAGCTGGAGATTGTTTTATAGCTGCCTTTGTATATGCCCTTACAAAAGAATATGATTATGAAAAATGCTTGCAATTAGCAGTAGCAGGATCTACTGAAAGTGTTAAGCATAGTGGTACGTATATATTACAAGAAAAAGATTTAAAAAAGAAAGTTGTATTCACAAACGGTTGCTTTGATATCCTACATAAAGGGCATCTTACGTTGCTTAAAGAAGCCCGTATGCGTGGCGATAAGTTAATTGTAGGACTTAACAGCGATGAAAGCGTAACCCGCTTAAAAGGCGCTTTAAGACCCATTAACAACGTACAAACTCGTATGGAACAATTGTTGTTGATTCCGTATGTAGATGAGGTTATTGTTTTTGTTAACGACACTCCTTATGAATTAATTAAACAACTACAGCCAGACTTAATTGTCAAAGGCGGCGACTATACTGTGGAAGAAATAGTAGGACACGATATTGCTCCTGTACATATTGTTCCTACAGTAGAAGGCCATAGCACAACAAAAATATTAGAGATAAAAAATGAAGATATTAATTACCGGACATAAAGGGTTCATTGGTCAGAACCTAACTTTTTATTTACAGACCGATCACGACTTGTATGGGTACGAATGGCAAGAAGAACATTTACCAGAAGTTGACGGGTTTGATCAAGTAATACACGTAGGAGCAATTTCGTCTACTACTGAAACTGATGTAGACAAGGTTATGCTACAAAATTACGAATTTTCTAAATGGTTATATAATCAATGTAATACCAAAGGTGTAAATTTTCAATATGCATCAAGTGCCAGCGTATATGGAACTAATACAGAATTTAGTGAAGATTCACCTAAGCAACCTCAAAGTCCATATGCTTGGTCAAAGTATTTGTTTGATAGATGGGTGTGGCAGCAAGATCACAAAGTATGCGTACAAGGATTTAGATATTTTAATGTGTTTGGACCGTTAGAAGATCACAAAGGTAATCAAGCAAGTCCAATAACAAAGTTTACACAGCAAGCTAAAGACGATGGTAAAATTACACTATTCTACGGAAGTGATAATTATAAGCGAGATTTTATTTTTGTAGGTGACGTATGCGAAGCACACAAGCAATTAATGGAAAATAAGACGCCTGGATTATATAATATTGGCACTGGCACAGCTAGTAGCTTTGAAACAGTAGCTGAAATGATTTCTAAAAAATATAGCGCAGAAATAAAATATATTGAAATGCCTGATAATTTAAAAGGACAGTATCAAGAATATACTTGTGCAGATAACAAAAAATTAAATAATATAGTAGATATAAAGTACACAACAGTAGAGGATTTTGTAAATGGATGAACCAACTAGAAAAACTGGTATAGATAAAAAAGGCTGGGGTTACGAAATGATCTGGGCAACTAATGATTTGTATTGCGGCAAAATTATGGTGTTTACTAGAGAAATGGCTAAAACAAGTATGCACTTTCATAAAGAAAAAGATGAAACTTGGTTTGTAAATAGTGGCGTATTTAAAGTTGCATACATTGACACAAAAGATTCTACTTTGTATGAGAAAGAATTAAAAGAAGGCGAAGTATGGCGCAATCCTCCGTTGCAACCCCATCAGTTAATTTGTTTAACAAAAGAAGGCAGTGTAACTGAAGTTAGTACACCAGATAGTGTTGAAGATAACTATCGCATTGGTCCAGGGGATAGTCAAGCATTAGAAGATGCAGACAATGGAAGTTAAAAGTCACTTTGCAGTTCCAATATTGCATTATAACCTACCGCCAGAATTAGCAGATGAGCTAGAAACAAGATTAACTCCAGAATTAGATAAACTAGAGCACAACGGTGATGAATACGATTATAGAAGATCCGACTTTTGGGAAACTAAAATTATGTATCACGAGATTGCACCTGAACTAACTGACGAGTGGGCTAAATGTATTGCAGAATACAAAGAAGCAACTAGTATACAAACAGGTGAAGGTTTACACTACTGGACACAAGATTACAAAGACGATGAAGGGCACGATATGCACGGTCACGGCATAGATGGTATCAGTGGAATTTATTGGTTACGTGCTAATGAAAACGCAGGTTATATTCGTATGTATAATCCAAATACTGTTGCTGAATATGTACAACACGATGATCCTGATAAGCCGTTTTTTCAAGCACAACTTGATATTAAAGCAGAAAAGGGTAAATTAATTTTATTCCCTTCATACTTAAAACACAAAGTAATAACTACAAGACATAATGTAGTTAGAACAACTATTGCATTTAATGTAGGATTATAAATGTCGTATAATATGTGGGGCAACGCACCTAAAAAGACACAACAAGCAAAGCCAAATATGGGATGGAGTAATCAGCCAAAGCCTGAAGACATTCCATATTATGATCCAGTACATAACATTGCTCCTAAGGTAGTTGTAGGACTAGATAGAGATGGTGTTATTAATGTTGATGCAATCGACCTATCTAAAGATTATGTTTATAAAGTTGAAGATTTTAAACCTATCCCAGGTAGTTTAAAAGCTATTGCTAAGATAAGAAGATTAGGTCACAAGATTGCAATTATTACAAATCAAGGTGGTATTGGTAAGGGAATTTATACAGCAGACGATGTTGAAAAAGTACACGACCATATGTTTAATTTATTAGGCGAAGCAGGTTGTTCTAGTATTGACGCATTATATTATAGTGAAACAAGTTTACGTGCAGACGGGTTTGCTAAACCTAATACAGGTATGTTCAAACGCTGTGAAGAAGAAATGCCATTTATTAAATTTTCAAAAGGGTTTTTTGTTGGTGATAAAATATCAGATTTAAAAGCTGCATTTAAGGTAGGAGCAAAGCCTGTATTAGTTCTTACCGGCCACGGTCAAGAAACATTAAAAGAACTTAACAAATTTAGCAATCAAAAAATTAAAAAGAAAACTATTATATTTGACAATCTTGCTCAGTTTGCAGATTCATTAGGTTGATCTTCAATAACTTTAAAATTAGCACTAATTGAAGCTCTAACATTATCAGTTTTATTCCAAGTAACATAATGATCTAACGTACTTGGAAAAAATACAATATCTCCATCTTCTAAAAACGGATTGTGTCTTTGTGTCCAACGTTCTGGCTCTTCAAATAAATGCATATGATTAGCACTAAACATTTCACAACTACTATCATAAAAAATAAACTGCCCATTTTCACTAGGATCTTCATTATTTGGTAGGTCTAACATATATGCACAACTAACAATATTGCCGTCGCCGCCGTGTGCGTGTACCTCTTGATGCTGTCCTTTGTGATATCTATTCGCCCACGCATATGAATGTAATTGATTCTGATATTCTTCCTTTAATCCAATCTCGTAAAGATAAGGTCTCAATGCTTCTTGAATATTACCAAAAAATAAATTCCAAGGAAGTTTTTCGTTAAGGTCTGGATGATGAATAGTTGTATCGCAATTACAATCCCATTTTACTGATTTACCAAATGAGTTTGGATCATTTAAATGTGGTAGAAATTCTTTTTTAATTTCTTCGTGGTTGGGCATCTTAGTTTTAAAAATAAGATTACCAAGAATCATTTCAAACATTTTTTACCTTTACTAATTTTCCTAATTCTGGCAAGTAACAATATTCAATTTTACTAGACGCTAAGGTATGAAATGCATCTTGAAGTGTTTCAACTAAAGGATCACCACCTAAGTTAAAACTAGTATTGAATACAATTGGACAGCCTGTTTTATCTTTAAACGCTTTGATTAAATCGTAATAGTTTGGATTTTGATCTCTATTTACAGTTTGAATTCGACAAGTGCCGTCTACGTGAATAATAGCTGGAATCTTTTCTTCGACGCCAGGCTGACAGTTTACAGCATACATCATTGTTGGTGAGCTTTCCATACCACGCAAATCAAACCATTCGTGTACATCTTCTTCTAATATACTACCTGCAAATGGTCTAAAGTATTCTCGATGTTTTACACTATTAATAAAGTCTTTACCATTTGGGTCTGTTGGATCATATAGAATACTTCTATTACCTAACGCTCTTGGTCCGTTTTCAGATCTTCCTTGAAATACTGTAACAATATTTCTATTTGTAATTAATTCAACAATGTCTTCATTAGTTGCATCAGATACTTCACCATCAAACATTTTAGCTGCATTATCAACATCTTCGTTTGTAATATTCCAGTCTGGGCCTAGGTATACATCAGTAGCTTGAGGATCGATTTTCATATCTTTAGTAAGACTTCTGTATGCCCACATAGCTGCACCCATTGCTGTGCCGCCATCGTTTGACACTGGTTCAACATATAGATTAATACCTTCATCTTCTAATTCTTTAAGGAAATAATAGTTAGCAACACAGTTTAATCCATATCCTCCACTAACAACAACATTTTTACACCCACTAATTTGTACAGCATATCTAATAACATCTGCGGCAGCTTTTTGTGTTTGCGTTTGAATAGCATACGCCATATCTCTTCTATTTTGTAATAATGTTGCATCAGCGTCTTCTGAGGCAGGACGCTCTCTTAAATGTGAATAGAGTGATTCGTTAACAATAGAACCATTTGGATATCTAGGTATAAAAAGGTTTCTATTACTTAATGGTGTAGGCCAGTTTGCGTATTCATCAAAGAATGGCGGTAAAGTTTCGTTAGGGCCGCCATATGGAAATAGTCCCATAGTTTTACCTGCTTCAATTGCATTCCAACCGCAGTACTCTGTTACTGCTTCGTAGCACTTTGTAATACCTGCACGATCTGATAAAGACGCTTCGTATGATCCTGTTTTGTTACCAAAAATATCATAGTCAGGTGCTTCATTTGCAACTGTTGGTAAAAAGTCTTTACAACCTAATGTTTTATATAACGTTTCAATATTATCTGGATAACTGCATTTGTAAATAGATTCAGTTTCCCACATATATCTACTATCACCATCAGCTTCAAGAGGGTAACAAGTACCAGCTCCGTCAATAATTACTGCTGTTGCTTCCTCAAATCCTGATCTATAAAATGCTAAACTGGCGTGCATCTTATGGTGTAGTTTAGCTACATCAATAACTTGAGGATGGTGGTCCCACGGATGATTACTTTCAATTAACCCCATTTTTCTAGCAAGGCCAGTATAAACATCTTCATTAGTATAATCAACTCTACCAGCAGTTTCATCAAGTGTTTGAGTATGAGAGATAACCATATAATCTAGCCTATCTGTATACTCTAAAATTTTCAATATCGATGCTAATGGTCCGCCGTCATACTTACTACGTGTTAGTCTTTCTTCTTCAATAGAAAAAATAATTTCTCCATCTTTCATTAAGCAAACGCCTGCATTATGGCCTCTAGCAAGGCCAGCAATCCATAAACTCATTATCTATTTCCTCCGTGATGAAATCCGTCACCTGGTCGATGTACAACTCCGTGTGTTGGACAAACTTCGCCTTGTGGCTGTTGCATTTGTTCTGAAGGTTGTCTTGGAGCACTTTTTTTAGATTTTCCCATTTTGCCTTTAATAGATTTAACAATATCATTAACGTGTGTATCGCTCATATTCATTGCTTTATCGTTAACTCTATCTGGTTCTTCTTCCATACTAGCTCTAATAGGACTGTAAACTCTTCTGCCTTCGCCAATGTCAAATATTGTTACATCTTTATCATTTAGGTAAGATGTATTAATTGGAAATGTACTTCCAGTTACAACAGTAGCAGGTGTTCCTAATGCTTTAGCAACGTGCTGACCTACACTATCACAACCTAAAAAGTGATCAGCTTCTTTAATTACTGCTGACCAAATACGAAGATCTGGAATCTGTGGCTGTGCTAATGGAACTTCATTTTCATTTTCTTCATATAAGTTTAGCTGATGCTCTGACATTATAATAATGCCATATTCTTGTTTTAATTGATTTGCCATTCCAAGCATATCTTCAACTCTAAAACTTCTTGATGTTGAGTCAATTAAACTTTCTTCAACACCTCTACCAAAAGGTTGAATAACTAAAATTTTGTCAAACCCGGTAACAGCTCTTACTTCGTCAACTACCCCTTTACCTTGAATTAGTTCTGATTTGTTAAGGTCAATTGTAGGTGCTGGTAAATCTCTAATACCTTTTTTGTTAATTTCAATATCAAATGCTTGAGCAATACTACATTGTTGATTGTAGTATTCCCAGATTCGATATGGTTCAGGACTTACACAATCTCTATCTTTAATAAATTGTTCAAATAATCCTTTGTGCCAAGTATCATAAGCACGTTTATGTAGGGTCGGATGTCCTTTATAAAAGTCCATACCCCCTTCGCAAACAATGATAAAATCATCATCTGGATTCTCTTTTTCGTAAAGCTCAAATGCAGGAATACTAGTAACTACTCTACCAGCTCCTCCATTGATAAAAAATGCTGTTGATCTTTTCATATTTGTCCCTTTGTAATTACTAAATTATTTATTAGACCCTATAATTGATTATTACAAAAGTGGTTGTCATAAAAAAAGGCAGTATAAAAACTGCCCTTTTCTTTTTGTTTTTATTACTTACTCTCCAGTAAGATCTGGATCTTCATTTGGATTGTAATCATCATAATTAGTAATGTCAAACTCAATTATTGTAGTTTTTGGATACATAGAATCAATAAAGATTTGAGGAATATCAGTACCTTCAAATGCCTGTGGCATATCTCTTAACAATTGTCTGTACGTTGCTAACTCTTGAGTTTTCTCACCTTCAGCATCCATAGCTAGATATGTAGCATACAATGAGTCAGTATTTCTTAACAATACGTCTCTTTCCGCTTTAATTGTATGCCAGCTTTGAGCTTTACCTATCCAACATTCGTTAGTTTGTTTGTGCAAAATAACTTTTTCATTTTCAAAGTCCCAGCGACATTTTAAATCATCATATAGTTCGTCTGGGTGAATTGGATAAGGATATTCAAAGTTTTCATATCCTTCTGGTGACTCAATCACTTTTTGACCTACTTCGTGTTCCCAGTCATCATCATCCATAAAGTTATTATGATAATCGCATAATACTTCAGCAGCTAACGGATCTGATGCACAATCAAATCTAATTAATGTTGTTTCTGAGTCTGCTTCAATTGATTCATCTGGTAGTTCGTGTTCTCTAAATACAGATTCAAATGTTCCGTCTTCATTATTTGCAAAAAAGTAAATTGTTTTTGGACCAATATAGAT